GTGTACAGCGTGTCGTTCTCTACTGCGATGCCGAGCAGCATCAACTTCAGCCAGATCGACGGTACGGCTTCTCTTGCAGCTCGCCCGCCGTCCTTCTTCATGATCAACGGCACGGTCTAATGAGCATCTACCGTCAAGGATCGAACATCCTTCGTTTGCCTGGCGGCGGCGGCATCATGCGGGTCTCAGGGAGTAGCGGCACTGATCCCTATCCGTGGTATCCTGATCTTGACCTGAACACGATCCCATTTCACAATGCATCTGGGCCGTGGGGTGCGGCTCGTCCCGTGCAAGCTCCAACAGCGCCGACGATCGGTAGTGATGTGAGCATCGACGAAGCCTACTTCGCTGCGCTTGCTCCAGACCGAGCCGTAAACAATCCGCCGACAGGCACGCGCTACACCGTCACAGGCAATATCACCGGCACTTGGAGCTTCGGTGGCACGATCACAGACCTTGAGATAGTGGTCCCTTCTGGGTTCACCTGCGGACTTCTGACTGTCAGCGGCACGCGAGTTCGTGTTCGTGGGTCAACTATTGGCGCGCATTCTGGTGGTTTGATCAAAACCCTGATTGTCGATTCCGCCACGGACTTAATCATTGATGGAGTCAAGCTTGGAGCGAACGGCATATGGTGGGCCAACACTGCGCTCAACATCCCCAATGACTCGACCAACCGTGTAGCTATTGTCAACTGCAAGGCGCGCGGCACGCAGATGACGATGCTGAACAGCGGCAACCACTACGTCTACGCCGGGAACAGCTTTGAGGCTGGCGTGTACACATGGGGGCAGATCGACTTTGGAGGCGGCGGCGGCTTCGGCTCCTCTTGGACGGTACGCCACGGGCTTTCGACCGAGCCGGTTATCTTCTTCCGCAATGACATTCGAGGTCGGCGCTTCCACCGCATGCGCAGCGGCATCGCGTGGCTGTACATGGCGCAGAATCAGATTGTGGACCTTCAAGAATCCGCGATCACCTCGGTCGTCAGTTCGATCCCAAGCGGCGTAAGTGACTGCCCGTTCGCAATGGTGGACGACAACGACATCTACGCCTACGAGGCGGGTGGAGGGGCTCGCATGAACGTGGACGGCGCGATGTACGCGCGCATCACCAACAACCGATTCCGCACGAACAGCGTGACGGCCTCATACCTTGCCGCTCAGGAGGCTGCACATGAGGCTTTGCGCCCGACAGCGGACGTTGACTACACAACCGGGAACACGCATGCCGCGTTCGAGCGTCCCGCGTCGTGGATCGGAGCGGGTGATCCGTCCGACGTGGCGCTCGATGACGGCACGATCTATGACGCAACTCGTCACGCCGACGACCTAGTAGGGCTTGCACCGTAATGAACATCCTTAATCTCACTGGTGCCTTTGTAGACATGGGGGTCACGGCCACCCCGACGTTCAATCTTGGGTACACCGCTTCAAGCGGATCACTAGCGGTCTTCATTGAAGTTGGAGATCCGGCTGAAACCGTCACCTCTGTTGCTGGTTGCGTGCTGGCCGATCGCATCGATCTGAACAACTTGGGCTTTGAACTCTGGATTGGAAACAGCATTGCTGGTTCACCCACCTCGTTAGCGATTACCTTGAGCGCTTCGACCTTCTCATTGGCCAGCTCTTTCAACTTTGATACCGACATTCAGTTACTCCAAAGAACAGGGCCAACCTTCCAGAACACGTCCAACCCAAGCGGGTCCATCACGGCAGCGGCGAACTCTGCTGTGATCATGGCCATCATCTCGAACTTCCAGCGAACCTTCAGTGCGCCACTGCCTGCGGGATTCAGCCTGAGCGATGCCGTTGGATCTGTCTTCGATAATTTCGTTTATGACGCTGATGTGGGCGCTGGTGGAGTCTTGACGCCTAACGCAACGATGTCGTCAGGCAACGGCCTTGAGCTGGCGACCTACGAGCTGTCACAGCTCAGCGCTGGCGGTATCTATCTTCCGTGGACTCGAGCATAACAAGGAAAACAAGAATGAAACCACAGATTGTCGGGCTAGGCCCGGGCGAGCACAACGAAAACCTCAGCGAGGCGTCTTCGAGGATCCTGACGGGGAACTCGTGGAAGAAACAGCGCGTGATCGTGCTGTTGCCATCGGCTGGACAGATCCCAGTCAAAGTTGCGTTGTCTCACTGGGGGCTGATCTTCCCACCGAATCAGGCAGTGCATCGCATGGTCTGCTTAGGCATGGAGATCGGCGAAGCGTACAGCAATGCGATCCAGGCGATTCTGAACGAGCCGACGCTCTCTGAGTGGGAGTATCTCCTGACGGTCGAGCACGACAACATCCCGCCTCAAGACGGAGTCGTTCGCCTGATCGATCGCATGGAGAAAAATCCTGGCTTCTCGTGCATTGGCGGTCTGTACTGGACCAAGGGAATGGCTGGCGTTCCTCAGATCTGGGGAGACCCGCGCGATACGATCAACTTCAGGCCACAGCCGCCAGATCCGAATGGTGGGCTTGTCGAGTGCTGCGGCACTGGGATGGGCTTCAATCTGTGGAAGCTCTCGATGTTCAAGGACCCGAAGCTGAGAAAGCCGTGGTTCAAGACTCTGAACGGGACCGAGGGTCAAGGCGTCGGCACTCAGGACCTGTACTTCTGGGGCGATGCTCGAAAGCACGGCTACCGCTGCGCTGTCGACTGCAGCGTCAAGGTCGGGCATTACGATTACGAAGGCCGGTTTGGTCCGGCTGATACAACGTGGTAAAAGGAAAAGAAAAATGACGGACGAGATTCGACTGGATATTGGCTGTGGACCGAACAAGCGTGAGGGTCACATCGGTGTCGATAAGTTCCCGATGGCGGGTGTCGACGTTCTGCTAGATCTGGAGGACTGGGTCAAGCCCTGGCCCTGGGAAGACGGCTCGGTGACGTCGGTTCACTGCTCGCATACGCTTGAGCATCTGACGTCGGGCAACGCAGGCGGGCGGGTACGATTCTTCAACGAGCTGTTCCGAGTCCTGAAGGTTGGAGGCACGGCTCAGATCATCACTCCGAGCTGGTCTCACAATCGGGCCTACGGCGACTTCGATCACAAGTGGCCGGCCGTCTCCGAGATGATGTACTGGTACCTCGACCGCAAGTGGCGCAAGGCGAATGCGCCGCACGACGATGCCGAGGTCCGAGCTGATGGCTACGGTCTGAATTGTCACTTCCTGTGGCAGATCGTCAACTCGTTCGATCCGAACGATCCGTGGCTTGTTGGTCGTAACCCGGAGACGCTGAACGTGATGCTGGGACGCAACATCAACTCGGCGGTCGATCTGATCGCTAATCTGACCAAAGTGGAGGAACAAGCATGAAGGGGTTCAAGAACTCAACGCGCATGAAGTCTGGTTTCAGCTTTCCAGCTGACAAGGGCTTCTCGGGGTCGACTGGCAAGCTGCAGACGATCGGTGGCTACACTCGGGCGAAGCCGATGCGAAAGGCAACGGGCGGGAAGGTCGATTCGTCGATGACCTCACGCGCTCAGCCGGTGACGACGGCCGACGCTGAGTCGGGTGGCCGTTCGCCGCTTCGACCGGGCTTCTCTCGAGGCGGCCGCACAAAGGGCTGCTAATGGACATTCGGCGGCCGTCGGCCTATATTTGGAGCCGACGCCCCATTCATCGGGGCTTGCCAACGCGATCGGCGAGCCAAGCAGTTAGCATCTAGGAGCTGGCTTGGCGACTTCGGGAACAGTTTCTCAGACCGTCTTCGAGACTCGAAAGGTGATCGATCACGCCTTTCGTCGATGCAAGATTGCTCCTCAGCAGATCACGTCTGAGTACCTCGAGACGGCATCGGATCTTCTCTACCTGATTCTCTCAACGCTAGCTTCGCGTGGCGTTGCGCTGTGGTGCATCGACCAGCAAGTGCTGGGAATGTACGAAGGCCAGCAGACGGTAGATCTGCCGGCCGGAACAATCGACGTTCTCAACGTCAACCTGAGGAAGACCGATCGCATCACGGCGACGGCCTACTCCTCCAGCTCTGGCACAACGGCTAACGCCTTCGACGGAGACGTTGACACGCTGTGCACGCTAGTCGCAGCGGCTGGAAACATCACAGTCAATTTCTCGGCCACTCAGATCACGACGATCGGCTTGCTGTACGGGGCGACCGGGACCTGGGACGTTACAATCCAGACGTCGACCGATGGCCTGACCTGGGCGACTCGGTACGCTAACACGGCGCTGGGTGCCACCGACGGTCAGTGGACCTGGATCGATCTCGAGGGCATCCCGTCTGATACGGGGGCTGTTCGCATCGTCGCTGGTGCTACTACGATTCTGTCGCTGCGAGAGTTCGTGGTTGCAAACAACCCGCTCGAGGTGCCGCTGGCTGCGGTCAATCGCGATCAGTACTCGAATCTTAGCAACCGATTCTTTCGTAGCCGGCCGACTGAGTTCTGGTACGACAAGAAGCGATCACCGTCTGAGCTGAAGCTCTGGCCGGTGCCAAGCGCTGAGTACACGTTCTGGCAGCTAGTCAATTACGTGCAACGCAACCCGCAGGACGTCGGCACGCTGACGCAAGAGCTCGACATTCCACAGCGCTGGTACCTAGCGATCATCTGCGAGCTGGCGAAAGAGCTGGCAGCTGAGATCCCTGAGGTGAAGCCTGAGGTGATGGTCGAGGTCGCTGGGATGGCGAATGCTCGAATGAACGAAGCCTGGTCGAGTGAGTCTGACGGCTCGCCGATGCAGATCCTCCCTAATATCTCGCCGTACACGCGATGAGTCTCTTCCTCGATCCAACCGGCCGCGCTTCGTATGGTATCGGTCTGTGTGCTCGATGCTCGAAGAAGTTCTTCCTGAACGATCTTCAGTCAGACCCGAACTCGCCCGGCCTGATGGTCTGCCGAGATGACCTGGATGACCTCGACCCGTACCGCTTGCCGGCTCGACCCGGTGAGGCGATCTACCTCGAGTTCGTTCGCCCGGACGACTCACTGACAGACGAAGGCGATCTGTTCACGCTGTCGGATGTCGGAATCCGTGGATTGGACAACGGTCTGGATTATCGAATTACTGACTCGGGCGACTTCCGAGAGGTGACACTGTAATGGGTTTAGTCAAGATTTCAGATCTGCCGTCGGCAGCCGTACTGACCGGCGCTGAGCTGATCGAGCTGTCTCAGGGCGGGTTCAGTCGCAAGGGCACAAGCAGTCTGTTCGCCGTTCTGAACCTAGCGAACGTGTTCACGGTCTTTCAGACCATTCGATCAGCCGGTGGCGTGAATCTAAGGATCGAGAACACTGGTGCTTCGATTAACTCCTACTTCGGCGTCGATGGGTCTGCCGGCTATGCTGGAACCAGCTCGAATCACGCCTTCAACCTTTACACGAACAACGCGCTGAGAATGGCTATCGGCGCAGCCGGTAACATCACTATCGCCGCGCCGAGCAGTGGCCTTGCACTGCAAGTCAGCGGATTGGGCGCCGCTAATACGCTGCAATTGGTTTCAACGGGCGCGGCGTCGCAGCTTAACAGCGGATGGAACGTGGGGCTTGCCGGTTCACAGTGGAACCTCTACACCAGTTCCACTGATTCATTGTCTTTAGGCGCTGCTGGCTCTGGAGCAGTAAATGTGTTTTCTGGCGGCTCGCAGCGAATCGCCATCGCCGCTGCCGGCAACGTCACGGTAAACGCGCCGAGCAGTGGGACCGCGCTGACGGTTACGTCTGCTTCTGGCGCATATGCCAGCACGCTGTCGTCTGGCGGGTCTGCTTTAAGCGCCGGATACAACATCGGCCTTCTCAGCAATGCGTGGAATCTCCACACAACCGGCACTGATCCTTTTGTATTTGGCACCATTAGCGCCGCCACAGCGGCTCTGTACACGAACAGCGCGCAGAGAATACTTGTCGGCTCTGCCGGCAACGTCACGGTAAACGCGCCGAGCAGCGGAAATTCGCTTTTGGTTAATGCGGCGGCTGCGGCTACGGGTATCGCTTTCTCTGACGGAACAGTTACGGGGTGGGCGGCAGACTTCGGCGCAACTCGCCACAATTTCGGCACGAGCAGCAACCACTCATCCAACTGGTACTCCAATAACACGCAGCGCGTGGTGCTGGCCGCCGCCGGCAACGTCACGATCAACGCGCCGTCGTCGGGTGTCGCTCTTACTGTAAATGGCTCCACTCAAGTTGACACTGGGGCTGTTATTTGGACGATAGCCGAGGACGGCTCTGGCGCGTATTTGGATCTTTCTGGCTCCAACAATTTTCGCATCTATACAGGCTCTGCCGAGCGCATCCGGGTAGGTAACACCGGCATCGTGACGATCAACGCTCCGTCGTCTGACACGGCTCTGATCCTTCCGGCTGCTGCCACTGGGTATTCATCGATGCGATTGCCTCACGGCGCTGCTCCTTCAGCTCCGGTGAATGGCGATATGTGGACGACAACCGCTGGACTGTTCGTGCGAATCAACGGCGCAACCGTAGGACCCCTGACATGACCCGTGCAGCATTTGAAGAAGCTTTCGCTCGAACCGTCTGGAAAGAGGGCGGCGATAAGTTCTCGAACAACAAGAACGACTCTGGTGGCCAGACCCGCTACGGTATCACTGAGCGAGTGGCGCGAGAAGAAGGCTACGCAGGCCCGATGAATCAGCTGCCGTTGTCGATCGCGAAAGGCATCGCCAAGCGCCGCTACTGGGATCAGCTGTCGCTCGATCGCGTCTCAGACCTGGCGCCAGTCGTTGCTGAAGAGCTGTTCGACACCTCGTACAACATGGGCCAAGGCGTCGCGGGTCGGTTCCTTCAGCGAGCGCTGAACGGATTCAATCTGTTTGGGACGATCTACCCAGACCTGACTGAAGACGGCATCATCGGCTCTGGCACGATCAGCGCATTGGCCGCCTATCTGAAGCATCGAGGTCGTCTGGGTGAGACGGTGCTCGTTCGAGCTCTGAACTGTCTGCAAGGCGCTCAGTACTTCGCCATTGCACAGAATCGGCCGAAAGACGAAGAGTTCGTCTACGGTTGGATGTTGAATCGAGTTGTTGTTTAATCAAGGAGAAAGAGAATGGATCGTCCCTCAGGTTCCACCTTCGCCAGCGTCGGCATCGGCATCCCGGTTGCGGTTGTCCTGTCCTGGCTGGTCTCGACGTTCGGTGGCGTCGAAGTACCGGGTCCGGTCGAGGCCGCGGTCGGTGCTATCATCTCGTCCATGGTCGGCTACTTCTTCACCGGCGGCAAAGCCGTCGATACGGAGTAATCACATGCGCATGCTTCGAACCTTCGTAGCGCTGGCCGTCCTCTCGACGATGGCTGCCTGCGCCTCGCTGAACCCGGTCTCAAAGGCCGAAACGACCGAACAGAAGGCATATGCCCTCTACGGTACCTTCGTGATCTTCGAGGAACAGGCCGCCAAGCTGGTCCAGTCCCCGGAAGTCCCGGCGAACGTCAAGCAGGCGCTCCGAGACGCTGACAAAGCCGCCAAGCCGGCCGCTGATGCAGTGCTCGATGGCGTACAGACGGTCCTGACGGTTCGCCGTCAGCTTCTCGCCGGTGAGACCACTGAGGAACGACTGGCTATCGCCGTCTCGAACCTCAATCTCTGGTACAGCACCGCTCGTCCGAAAGTCGAGCAGCTAGTCAAAGTTGTCAAAGGAGCAGAGTGATGGAACTGATTGTACTGATCGGGGCACTGCTCCGCGGCTTCTCGAGCATCGCTGTCGGCCCTGAATGGGGTCCGAAAGGCCTGGCGCTCAGCAACATGTTCAACCTGGCGGCGCTCGCTCTCGAGCGCGGCGGCGAAGGCGCCGAGGACCTGAAGCAGCTCGTCGCTGACGTCGAGGCCATGGTCGCTGCAGGTCGCGAACCGACCCCTGAGGAATGGGAAGGTCTGCGTATCCGCTCGGATCGCGCCCATGCCATTCTGCAGAGCGCTCAGCCGGCTGGAGACGTCGATGCTGACGCTTGAGACGATCGACAAGCTGTGCATCCTGCTGGCTCGGGTCGATCTGAAGGGCAACGAGGTGGACTCGTTCAACAAGATCGTCAACGAGCTCAGCATCGAGAAGCAAGCAGCGCTCGAGGCTCAGCGCGTTGGTTCGATCGCTTCTCAGATCAAGCTGACGGATTCGGAGGCGATCGGGTCATGACTGACGGGTTCTCACTGGTTGATTTCATTCGGCCACCTGAGGACGCTACGCCTCGCCAGGTGAATCGCTGGCGATGGAACGTCATGATGACGCTTCTGGCTCTTATCGGGTTCGCTGCGTGGGCGGCCTCTCCATGGGGTTTTGCCTACGCAGCGGACATCGATAAGAAGATCTCTCGAGCTATCGAGCCGATCCAGGGTCAGTTGACCGCGCAGGGCAATCAGCTGACACTGATGAGTCAGCAGCTGGATCAGACGGCCGAGGATACTAAGGAGGTCCTGATCGAGCTTCTGGCAACGAAGATCCGAAGCGCTGTCGTCTCGAGGTGCGCTGCTCAGACCTCAGCCGAACGAGAACGACTGACTCAGCAGATCGAAAGTCTCGAGCGTCAGTACATGAAGCGTGCTGGCGAACGGTACCCTCTTCCACGCTGCGACGAGCTCTGACATGCCTACCGCAATGACCTTCACCAGTTTGCAAGAGGACCTTCGGGCCTACCTCGAGCGCGGCGAAGTAAACGACTCCACGGTCTACAATCAGTTGCCACGGCTGATCAATCAGGCTGAGCGAGAGATTGCTCAAGCCCTGAAGATCGAGGGGTTCCTGAACGTGGTCACCTCAGATCTGATCGCTGGAACGTCGGTCTATGCCAAGCCTGATCGATGGCGTCGGACGGTCTCGATGCAGTTCGGGGTCGGCTCGTCCCCAGATCAAGTTCGGACGCCTCTCTTCAGTCGTTCCTACGAGTATCTCAGGTCCTACTGGCCGAACGTCGAGACTCGTGCTCAGCCGAAGTTCTATGCTGACTACGACTACGCTCACTGGCTGATCGCACCGACGCCAGTTGCGAACTACCCGTGGGAGATCATCTTCTACGAACAGCCGGCCTTGCTCGATGCGGTCAATCAGACCAATTGGCTGACTGACTACGCCCCCAGCACGTTGCTCTACCGAGCGCTCCTCGAATGCGAGCCGTTCCTGAAGAACGACTCTCGGATCGCTACCTGGAAGGGATTCTATGGAGAATCGCTCGCTACGCTTAACGCTCAAGATCTGTCCCGGATTGTCGATCGCTCAGGCGTTCGGCAGGAGGCATAAATGCCATTCTCAGAAGTCTTCGGTGGTTCCACCATCTACCCGTCCCAGCAGAGCTACCTGGCGCTGGCTCTGTCAGCCAACGTCTCGCTGTCGTGGCCGATCGAGCAACAGGTCGGAGGTAATGTAGTTGCTGACATCATTGATCTGACGGCCTCGGCTCCAGGCCTGAACGTCGATCTCCCTGATGCTCGCCAGGTCTCGACGGGGTACACGGCGCTCTTCAATAACGTCGGCGCTCAAACCGTCACGGTTCGCAACGCGCAAGGCGCTACGCTGATCTCGCTGACCTCAGGCACGACCTGGCAGCTGTATCTGACCGACAACTCGACCATCGGCGGCACGTGGCGCGTGTTCCAGTACGGCGCTACCGTCTCGGTTGCTAACGCCGCCGCGTTAGCTGGATCAGGCCTGAAGGCGATCAGCACGACGCTGAATCAGACCATGCCGGCTTCGACGTCCTCGACGACGCCACTTACACTGGTAGACGCCGACCGAGCCAAGGCGATCGTCTGGACGGGCGGCATCGGCGCCTGGACGCTGACCGCCCCAGCAACAGTCGGAAACGACTGGTTCATCAACATCCGCAACGGCGGCTCTGGCAACCTGACTCTGACGCCAGCTTCAGGGTTGATCAACGCGTCGGCTAACCTCGTCCTGGGCGCCGGTCAGTCAGCTACGATCTTCACTGACGGCTCGAATTACTACACCATCTCGGGGGCGTCGTCTTCCAGCGGCTCTTTCGACTACGTCACGATTGACGTCTCAGGCGCCGGTGATTACACGCTGGCTGGGGTTAATCTGAATCGGGTCGCCTATCGATTCACTGGCTTGCTGACGGGTACGCGGAACATCATTGTCCCGAACTCGATCCAGCAGTACTGGGTCAGCAACGGCACAACTGGCGCTTTCAGTCTGTATGTGAAGACGTCGCTCCAGTCGCCGGGCATTCAGGTCCCTCAGGGCGATCAGAACATCATGTACTGCGATGGTACGAACGTGATCGACGCCGAGTCGTCCACCGTCTCGTTCCCGATCCCAGTCGCTCAGGGTGGCACTGGGGCGATTACGG